GACGGTCTTTTCGGTGAGGGATACGAATTTCTGTCCAGTCATCGGGCCACTCCTCCTTCCATGCCCTCTTTACTTCTGCCTCAGAGTAATAAGTAACTCCCAACTTTGTGGTTTCCACGTCTGCAAAGTAGTTCTCTTTGACGTTAGTTACCTGATGGCCCTGTTTCTCTAGCACCTGTATTAGCTTAACTTTAGCGGGGTTGTCAAAACGGTCATACAAGTCTTGCTCAAATCGCTTTTTAACTTCCGTCATGTTAAGTCTACCATTTCACATACGTCACCACTACATGCCATTGTCTGTGAACCGCTAGTGTTATCCTCCTTTTCGTAGTTATTAAAGGCTTCCCAATCAAGTTTTTGCGGAGAAGCGTCTAGCATTTTATAGTACTCATCCTTAGTACACTCTTGATAAGGCGCCTGTTGATAAGTGTGCTCATCAAAGGGTAAGAAGGATACACCAGACATTTCGTCAAAGTGCTTGTAAACAAAAGCACCTACTTCAATCCACTCTTCAGCCTTGACGTTAATTGTAACGCTAGGCTTATGTTCACACCAGTTCCTTTGATACATCAGCCACATATCTAGTTGCTCAATGGCAGACATATCTGCAGTATGTACGGCTCCTAAAGGGGACTGCATAGGGAAGCTAAAGACTGTGGTAGCGGCTGGCTTCATTACGTCAGGCTCGTTAGGAACCCCTTGGTCTTTCATAAACTGTGTGAGAGGGTCTTTGTTATCTCCCCTGACAGTACGAATGTAATAAGGGCTATGCCTAGCATGGATGCCACTAGCACTATTAACAAGCTGGGAGACAGTGCCACTTGGCTTAACGCAAGTGATAGCAGTAGCAACAGGGATAGAAAGGCGTTTAGCCCACTCAGCATTTGTAAGTATCGCAACATCTTTTAAATACTCCAATTGTTCAGCCAACCCATTGTTAGCTGTTGTCATAAGTTTGTTATCCATTATCCCCGTGAGTGACACACCGAGCAATCTTTCTGCCTCTGTGTTGGTGTTCCACACCTTACGCAAGTATGGAAAATAGGTGTAGGTTGACTGAATGGTTCCAAGTATAGTCGCAATGCGGACTTTTGCTGCAATGTCTTCCAGACTGTCTGTTGCACGGATAACAACTTCCGAAAGATTGCAGAACTGATTCGGGCGTAAAATGATTTCCGAGCAGGGGTTTGTTCCGAACTCATACCAAGACTCTCTACGGCCATTTTTTGCAGCTTGTTTGACTGACGCTTCTCTGTTGAAGACTCCACGTTCACCACTCCCACTTTCCATAAGGGCTGTCCACTCACGCATGAACGCAATACTGTCTGGCTTCTCTGTGTAAGCCACTGAGTTGTTAGCTAAGGCTCTATGACCTGCGTTCTCCCACCAGTTACCCGACTTAGCATGACGCATACGATCATCAGATAGGTTTGACAAACTAATCATAGCACTACGACGGACACCACCTACTACCACAACCTCGCCAATCTTACACATAAGGTCGTGACACTCTAGGCTATTTAGCTTACGACCCTGAGCCGCTCGGAAGGTTGTTATAGCAAAGTTAAACAAGTCAACCAAAGGGGCTGGCCCTGATGCCCTACCTCCGAAGGTCTTGAGTCGTGCCCCTGCAGGTCGTACCTTGCTTAAGTCCCACGTAGGAATCTCTCCTGCCCACAAGAGGGCTAGGACTTTACGAAGACCCTTAGCCCAGCCTTCCTTACTATCCTTAATAGCAACGGTAGTGTCACTGTTATACAAAGTAGGGACATCAGGAAGCTTACTGATAGACTGTCGCTCTACACTAAAGCCTACGCCTGTCCCACACAGGAGGATAAACATAGCTTCGTCAAAGGCCTTAGGGTCGTCAACAGGTAGGTAACTACAATTATACATACAGGTGTTATCACGGGAAGCAGCTAAACCAGCAGTCATAAGAGACCTCATACTGGGCATAACCTCTAGTCCTAAGATAGCGTTACGAATATCACTAAGCTCTGTGGTAGAAAGAGTACTCTTAGGGATCACAATATTCTCTAGGTAACGCTCAACGGTCTCGCCCCAAGTCTCTCGTCGGCCTTCAGTTTCGATCCAACGGGCATACCGACTAGTACCAATAAAAGTTTGATAGTCCGTAGGCAGGTAGTTACTATTCATTTCTCTTTTCCTCTTTGAACAACGTCTTCGTCTAACCATATCATACGATTAATGTCTCCTCGGTTCATCCCAAGGTCTTTTAGCTGTCTGTCTGTCATAGTGTTTAGCAGCTTGACGGTCTGCCTATGAAGTCGCCAAGTGTTTAAGTAGTTAAAGTACCTCCTTAACCAGTTCATACCAAGTCCCTTAAACAGGGGGGCTTGTATCCGTTACCCTTCATAACTTTGCCATTACTATCCTTAACAGGCTTACCATCCTCACCTAGCTTAGACATATTGGACTCATGAACACGGTTAACAGCTTCGTCTAAGTCCCAACCATAAGTGGCTGCGTAACCATAGGTAACATATACTAAGTCTGCTAACTCTTTAAGCTTTAGGTGCGGTTCAGCAGCCTCAATAACCTCAAAGTACTCCTCTTGAAGTAGTGAGAACCGAAAGTCGTCTAAGTCATTACCATATTTATACTTCTGGTCTAGTGGTTGGTCCATGTGGTCTATAAACTGCGTCACTAACTCTTGGGGTGTCGCATCAACCCGTCCGTTAGGAGAGTAGTCTTCGTTCATAAAGTCGTGTATCTGTTTGTCACTAATCATATTAGAACTCCTCAAGTCCTTCTGTGTATTCGTCTAGGGCTAATAAGCCACAGTTGTGTAAATGTAGGGCTACTTCCTCATGTGTCAAACCTGCGTCTAACAGTAGTTGAAGTAGCCCAAAGTTTTCCACAACGCTAAGTAATTCATAGTCTTGTAACATGGGCGCTATTTTTTCCAACCCTTGATTAAGTCTATGTAGTGGTCAAGCTTAGTTATTACTAGCCACTCCTCACGATCTGCCCTAAAGAAAACTACTGGCTCATACTCGCCACCTTGTTTAGCTTGTTCAACAAAATCATAGACAGTCTTAAGGCTTTTCCTACGTTTAACTTCAGCAGAGATAGGGATAAGCTCTCTTGCTCTTGGGCTTAACTGAATGTCCTCTCCTTGCTGTCCCATAGCCGTGGACCTGACATCATCAGGCTCTAGTTCTGGGAAGGCTTTTAGCAGCTTATCCCTAATAGCTTGCTGACCTATGCGGCCTTTGGCTTTCGATGATGCGGCGGTTCCCATAGCTCCCCCTCATATCTTCGTAGCCATAACAGTCGGGCGTTCTCTAGCACCCTGTCCTCATTACCGTCATACCTATCTACTACAGACTGATACAGTTCCCTCTCATTTGTACAGTGGGAAAGCATATCCTCTGCCTTAACTGGACCAACTCTGTGTAGACCCTTGATGTTATCTGCTGAGTCACCCATTAGGATTTGCTTATAGAAAAAGTGAAGACCATCAAAGTGGTCCATATAGGTGAAGGTTCTCTTAGTTAAGTTGTAGTGAAGTCCTTTTATTTGTAGCATGTCCTTATCAATAGTGGCTACAACAGAACGATACCCAGTTTTTGCTGCGTCTATAGCTATGAGGTCGTCAGCTTCCTCCCCCTCTGAGGTTATGGCGCCCCACTTATCTACAAGGTGATTTCTTACTAAGCCTAAGAAGTCTGGCTTGGGCTTGTCACTCCTGTTGCCTTTGTAAACGGCGGTCTTTGCTATGTCAAATCTGAAATTTCCCTTTCCTGTGATATACACAGAGAACTTCTTAGACTCGTTATAGAAAGAACACTCCGCAAGAGTTAGCTGCATAAACTCGTCAGCGTAACCTAAGGCCTCTTCGAGAGTGCAAAGACGTTTTACACCGTCAACTTCTACACGGTGAGCGGCGGCACGGTATGCAACTATGTCGCCGTCCACTATTGTTTTTAGAACTGAGACCACGTTATTTCTCCACCCATGTACTTTGAACCTATGGCTAGGTCACCAAAGCCAGCAACTCTTGCTAAGTTCTGGCAGTGGTCAAGGAAGTCCTCAATAGTTTCTACGTTAGAGGACGAATAGGTGGCCTGACGTACATCGTCAGACCCCCAAGTTTCCTTACTAGAGGAATAAATCCGCATTAAAAGCCATCCGCAGTAAGCGTTGAGGCGTACTCAACTAGGTTTACGACGCCAATCTTATCTAAGCGGTGTCCTGTACGGTCACCCTCTCCGTATACAGTAACCTTAACTCGAACCTCAGTACCGTTACCCAGCTCGCCGTCAGAGAAAGCCCAGCCAGCACCCTTGCTGAGTGCATCAGCGTCCCCAAGCCAGTTAACTACGTGCGGTGCGCCGCCCAGAGCCTCTGCAACGGGGTTTACATTGTCACGCTTTAGGCGAATGTACTGTCCAATCCCGTACCCGTCTCCAGAGCGAGGGTCTTTAAGTCGGGAGTTACCCCGAAAAGCTTTCTCTACACCAGCTTCCCAAAACAGCTCAAGATCCTCTTCAGTCTTAGGGTAAAAGTTCATATTAAACTGACCAGTGGGATGGAAGTCGGGGTTGCTGTCCATGTTCTCTTTGAATACCCGTGCGTACTCTACATAGCCTTCCATGACTAAAACTCTTGCTTTCTTACTCATCTTATACACTCCGTTTGTGTTTGTGTTAATATCATATAGTAGTTCAAGATGGATTTACAACCTTGCTTAGTGTATTTCTGCATAGTTTTTACCAAAAGAATAGTCAATGCCTAATGGGATATTAAGTTTAACCTCCCCGTTAGTTTTAACCATGCAATCTTTAAGTACCCCAGCCATAAGCTCTTCGCCACCTTTAGGTAACTCAACGATAACTTCGTCATGGAACTGGCCTACTAGCCTTGCACCATGCGCCCTTACACGCTGCACCCATACGTCAAAGCAGTAGACACCTGTACTCTGATTTAGTGTACTAAACCTGTCCTTCTCACTCCTCAGTACATGCCAAAACTTTGACACGGGGTTTTGTATCCAAGATTTGCCTAACAGCTCCCTAACCCTAGCTTTGTTAGCGACCTCTTGAACTGCCCAGTTTCTCTGCCAGAAGGCTTGCAGTAGGTTAGACGCTGCTGCTTGTGTTAGGCCTGTCTCACGGGCAAGCTTAGAGGCTCCTACACCGTATGTAGCACTGTAGTTGACTACCTTGTAGTTCTTCCGCAAAGCCTTCAAGCTAACCTCGCCAGAATTGTGCTTATCAATATCCTCTTGGGTCACTGCCCCTGCAAACTTAGCAAGGTCAAGGTGAGGGTCGAAGCCTTCCCTAGACATTTCCTCAACGTAGTCAGGGTCAAGTGGTTGCATGTAGTGACGCTTGGTAGTGTCCTCTAAGCTAACCATATCAGCGCCACATAAGGTCATGCCACCAGTTGCTATGAGACAACTACGAATGTCTTCTCCGTAGGGCTTATCAACAGAGGGGAGATTAACCAGCGGCCTAGAGTGCTTAAACCTAAAGGTATTAGTGAGGCCACTGATTGTAGCCTTTAACTTACCGTCTCTCTCGCAAGAGATAAAGGCCTTAACTATTCCAATCCTATGCGACAACACAGTAAGGCCATCTAATACGCCAACGTCTTTGTTAACATCTATGAGCCTCTTAACGCTGTTGCACAACTCTCCATCCTTACGGATTTGAGGTATTTTTCTTTCTACTACATTATTACCCGTGCCTTCCTTAATAAAGTTAAACGTACAGGGCGACCAACCCATAGAGAACAGCCAATCCTTAACCTGATCAGGGGAGTTAGGGTTAGCTACTGTAGTCTTCTGTACCACCCGTAAGCTCTCTGTAGTCAGAGGGTACTTAGCCTCTTTAAGCAACGCAAACCAAGTGGTTGCGGCGGCAGAAGGTAGGCCATTCTTAAGGGTCATCCTCTCTAATGCTGGCTTGTGCTTCATTACCCAATGCAACCTGTCTGGCATGACACTAGTCAACTGCTCTACTTTAACTGCCTTTGCTGCCTCCCAAAGGTTAAGTAAGCTGTTAGCCTTAGCTACGTCCACCCCCCAACCATTGTCTGACTGCTCTTTGACTGTCAGCATTTTGGTCTTTAGGTAGTCTAAGAACCTAAACTTAGCGTGGTCATTAAGGTACAGTCGGTCCAGCTTACTGTCCTGCTGTTTCCACAACCTTACGTTTATCTTAACGTCCTCTTGGCAACGGTGGCTGTACTCTTCTTGAGACAAGCCTTCCCAATCTGTCACAACAGGCTTAGGTACTCCGAAGTCTTCACCGTAAGAGGCCAGTCCGTGACTGCCACGCTCAGGTGTAAGATACCAACTTACCGCTAACGTATCAATAACTCTAGCAGTGATCTTAATACCTAAGACCTTTTCCACTGCAGGGATATCGAAGCCAGTAATAAAGTGGCCCACTAGGGTGTCCTGAGACAGGAAGAACTCTCGCATTTCGTCGTAGTCAAAGATAGACTTAGGCTCAGACATAGTGTCTGTCTGGTAACTAACTACGTGGATCTTAGTCAAAACATCTAAGAAACCATCAGTCTCTATGTCAAATACGGGCATGTGTGCTCCTCCCTTTAATAAACACAGTCGTACCTTGGCGCCATGCTGCAACGGCTAGGTAGTCTAGGTACATAACGTCTTTATCTGAAGCCAGTAAACCTTCGTAAGTGTCTCCACTAAGTCCAATGGTTACGTTGCAGGACTGGCAGATAAACCCTCTAAATAAACCAGTCTTATGGTCGTGATCTACCCCTAAACTACGCACGGACGTACCGCAGCACTCGCAGCTCTTAGGTTGCAGGGAGGCAAACCCCCTATTAAGGTTATGCTTAATCTTAAGCGCAGTGGCGACGCATGCTTTACATACATACGAAAGGCGGTCAGCGTTGGTCTTAGCTTCATGGAACTCGGTTACGTCTTTAGTGTCCCCACATTTTTTACAGGCCTTACTCATATTAATCTCCGATGTATTGTCTGAACAAGCTCTATTGCTTGACAGTATTGCTCTACAGTTATGTCTATTTCCTTACCGTCTGTGTCACCGTAGGTTCCTAGCAGTGTCCAAGCCGCTGTATCCTCTTTATCGTCACACCCTAGTCGGACTATAAGGTCTTGGTCAGGGTCTTCACGGGGTACAATTACAGTATAAACCTCGTTGTAGTTATAAAAATCTTCCTCATCGTACTCATAAAACTCTTCTCTATCCATAGTCTAGCTCCTGTAAAGTAAATGTGTCCATGTTAAATCGAAGTGACCCAGCGTAACCCTCTTCACTACACGGGCGGTTCTTCTCTACCTTTAAGGTAGTGGTGTTCCTCTCTTGCTCATCATCAGCCTCTCTGTCACGACTAAGGTCTATAATAACGGAAGCCCTTTGTCCAATCATTTTACAGTATTTAGGGTCACCATCGTCATTAGTGTGTGCGATAGTAACGATACCCACGTTAAGTTCTGCGGCAAGCTTACTAAGCCTAACTGACAGGTCTGATAGCAACTCCTCTTTAGAACTCTCTGACCTGCCAGACACTACGTCTTGGATAGGCTCAAAGAATACATACCTACAGCCACAGGCTTCACGGAAGTATCGTATCTGGTCGCACAACTCCTCGGTCCCTTGTCCGTCACCCAAATAGAACTGATAGATATTCTCGTTCTCCGCAAGCTTGACAATAGCTGCTTCTACTTGAGCAGTGGCACCCTGTGTGTCTATCAAGTCCCTTCGGGTTACGTTCATGCCTAGAGAGTAGCTAACCAAACCTAAGAGGCTCCTAAGCTTTGTCTCTTCTAGGTGCCAACTGGCAAAGGGTACGTTACGTTGTATCAAGTTGTACTCTAACAGCCGCATCACTTCTGTTTTACCAATGCCAGTAGGGGCTTTGATAACGGTAAAGTGACCTTGCATGAGTCCCATGATTTTGTCGTCAAGGGATTGTATACCTGTAGGCACAAACTGATGGTCGGGAGTCTCTCTAAACAACTTAAGGAACTGCTCAGAAGTGTTAAGAACATTGTCAGGGACATACTTCTTAGCGTTCCACCAAGCAGACTTAAACTCTTGTCCAGCCCCTGCCTGTAGAAACTCGTTAGCGTCTTTGTACTTGTCATGAGAAACTCGGTAGGTTTTGTTAGGAAACAGCTTAGATATCTTAGTGGCAATAGCATTTCCGGCTTCATCACCGTCAACACTGATAATGATTTTCTCGAAGCTATTGATCCACTCACTACAGTTCTCCCACAACTTCTTTGAGGGGGTAGCAGAGGGCAACGACACAACAGGGTTAGAGTATGTGCCAGACTTAAGCATCTGCGCCACAGAGAGGGCATCCAGCTCTCCCTCAGTGATGGTCAGCATCTTAGAGGAACCTGCGGTGAAGAAGTTCATGCCAAACAACTCGTCGCCCTTGAATCCGCCCTTTGCCCAGAAGCCTTTCTCTTTAAGATTACGAACCTTGACGCCACCACTGGGGTACTTGTACTCCTGTGTGTTGTCGTAGGTCATTACACCGTAGTCTTCCATGACAGAGGCTTTGATACCCCTCATTTCAACGTACTTGCCATCTCCAGTAGTGGGTATGGTTTTTGTAGTCAGGATAGTGTCGGTAGTCATATCATTTCTCTCCTTTTTAGGGTACTTATCTTCAGCCCAATCAAACGTAGCATGTGACCTGTTGGCAGGGTAACCCTGTCCGCAGCTATGGCACTTTCCGTAACCCTCTTTGTTGTAAGCAAAGGCATCAGATGAACCGCAGTCTACAAAGGGGCAGGGTTGATGTGGTATTTCAGTCATGTCGTTCTCCTTTGGGTAACACCTACCATATGGCAACAAAGATACAAGACTAAAATTTATTTAATTCTGCCCCTTGACAAAAATATAAAAAATTCCATCTACTCTAAGTACCCTTTAGTTAAACATAAGTTAATAACTAATAGTATTAAACTAAAGAGTTATAACTTATGTTTAACTTAAGTTAGTCTTGAGTGGTGATCTTTTTACTTTCCATAACTAGTTTACCTTCTTGTTGAAAAATACAATACATTACTCCGTCGTGAAATATGTATACGGTCTCAGGGTCTATCCACTCAAGTTTCATTGTTTAGTAGCCCCTCTAAAAATTCTAGGAGTGATGTTGTATCATCCATTGCCTAAAGCCTCCCAAGAAACTGCAAATAGTGGTTGCATAGCTAAGGATATACACTTTGCAACCCTAGTTGTTTCGTATTGAGTGTCCTCTTTACATCTAAGGTTACACATATCAGAAAAAGCATCGAGGCTACCAGACCAGTACCACTCTGTCATAGTACTTTGTGGCAAAATCATACGTGCTTGCTCTGGTGCTACTCCCTTGCCCAGTAGGTACTCATAAGTGCCCTGTAGCAGCCTGTAGGTTGTCCCCATGTGTATGCCTTGTACTTCTTTGTCGCTACTACCCTGTTTTGCATCGTCAGCCCTCCCCCTCCAAATAACGGGGTCATAAAATTCTGGTGCATAGTCCACGTACCTTCTGCTAACTTCGTTCCACCGTAAGAACTTATGCTTAACTAGTTGTCGGGCTACAAAGATAGGAGCCTTTACGTGAAAGCTGGCAAAAGCGTGACCAAACGGTGACATGTGCTTGTGCTTGGCTAGGTAGTGTATCAAACGTCGATCCTTGGGCGATATAAGGGCCACTGAGGTGCCATCTCCGTTATCCTTGTACCCTATGCAGTCAGACTTCTTTCCGAAGCTTACACGGGCTGCGTTTACAACACTCAAGTCACTGCCCATGTGGTCTATGTATGTTACTTCAATCATTGTCTCTCTCCTAAAATGTTAGTTAAGGGGCTGTCCCTTTCCATAGCCTCAAGCTTGCCTTTAGCTTTAAGTTCTCTAGCATTAGCTTTCTGGTCTCGTCCTCCCAGAACTCCGCTGTTGCCATAGCTTCTTGATACTTTGATTCGCAATCCTCTAAGGTCTTCTCCCATATTTCTCTCCCTATCATGGCCTTCTCCAATATTTTAAACCGTATACATACAGTAACTAATTCCCACGCAGGGTACAAGTTAAATATGGTTTTAATTCCCACGTAGGCCAAATTCCCACGGAGGAGTGACAAATATGTCACACAAAATTCCCACGGAGGGGTACGGCAAAATTCCCACGGGGGGCTTTCCATTGTAGGGGTAATAGAAATAGTCCTGGTCACAGTAATAGTCCTGGTCATAGTAATACTAAGAGTCATAGTAATAATAATAGTCATAATGATACTCAGAGTCACAGTAAGATTCATAATAATAATAAGACTAATAATGATACCCAGAGTCATAGTAATAATAATATTCAGAGTAATAATAATAAGACTAATAATGATACCCAGAGTCATAGTAATAATAATATTCAGAGTCATAATAATAGTAAGACTAATAATGATACCCAAGGTCAGAGTAATAATAATAGTAAGACTAATAGTTTAGGTATTAATAAGACAAATAAAAAGACTCTGAGTATTATCCAGAGCCTTGTTAACCTTAATTTTAATAGTAATTAGCAGGGTAAAAGGCTTACCCATAATCCTGCTTTGCGGGCAGTATTTAACTCTGCCTCGGCCTCTGATTTGTTTCTATAAAACTTATAGCAAAGTAATTCCTTGCCAAATTCAAAGTAAGGGTCATAAAACTCTAGTCGGTAATTATAATACATAAGCAACCTGCTTTCCATTAACGGTTTTAACTATTACCTCTGTGCAATCAAATTCCATCCAAACCTTGGCACCGCAAGACAGGGGCTTGTCTGGTTCGTAACAGACTCTTGACCCCAGCTCTGTAGAAACCCCGTGGACTCTGTAGTTTTCCTTGTAGGTTTTACAGGTCAAAGGGGGACTATTAAGCCCCCCCTTGGAATTAGACCTTATTATGTGTTGGTTTACGTGAACACGTAGCAGCATATCCTTACCTCTAATTCTTAATGTTAGTCCTGATACTCAGAACTTTGCACCCAAAAAGCCCGCATACGTCTGCACATATGCGGGCTTGTTAGCTTATTTATGACAGTGGGGCGTTAAGAATACATATGCCCAAAACCTCTCGAATTATCTCTGGCGTCTTCTAGGTCCAGTTCGTCTATGAGGTCTTCATAAGTTATATTATTGCCTACCAGCCAGTCAGCGACCGCCATGGCATTATCAAATACAAGCTTGGACAGGTCGTCGCAATCCTCTTGTTCATTATAGCGTCTATTACCGGATGCGGTGAAACGGTCACCATAACGATTTACTGGTGAAAGAGACGGAGGCTGACCATGCATGTCACCTAATAGCCAATCAGCAGCGTACTGTTGAGGCTTGTACTCTGTCACCGTAGGGTCACGGCTTATACTAATCTGCGACCAGTCTGCCGCTATTAAGGCGTCTCTAAGCCTTTCCACGAAATAGGCGTCCTGTGTCTCGGCCTTAGAGTGCTGTCTGTAATAACCAACTGACAAGTTTGTACACTCTGCGACAACCCCAGAATACTCATTACTGTCAGTAAAGCTGCCAGTATCGTCTGGCCTCATAGGTAGCTTAAGAATATCGGCAAGAGAAACCGCAAATTCATCGCTGGCGGTCCTTAAACCCATCTGATGCGTAATAACACTTTCCGTACCTTTACGGTCAAAAGATATTACTGCTTCTAATCTCTGCAGCCATCTGGGGTTTCGGTCGACCACGGCTCTAGAGCCAATGCAGCCTACCTCTTCAGCGGCATGGCATACATAAACACCCTCGATACCTGCTCTGATCATTTCTAATTGAAGCCATACGCCAGTTGTACAGTCTGCGCCTAAGCAAGATGATGTGCTCATAGGCGGCAGCTGCAACGTCTCGCCCTTTAGTATTACATCCTGCATACCGTCTGCTTTATGAACTGTGTCATGGTGTGACGCAAAGCAGATAGTTGGTGCGTGACCTACAACTCTTATGTAATTGCCAGCGCCGTCAGGACTACCAAATACAGGTTTTAAGTATTTATCGCAGAACTCTTGCTGGGTAGTAGACCCCTCAGGACGGCAATAAGCCAACATGTCTATTAGTTTATACATACGCCACGTCGCTTTCAGTATTAGAGGTTTCATTGTCATCTGGTATTACCTGTGTCCATTCATCTGTCTCTGAATTAAATTGATAGGGAAGCTCGTCGTCGTCTTTAATAAAGGCTAAATGAGGCTCATACTCTGCCTCTTTATGCCTCTTGTTATGTCTTAGTATTTCAACAAGAGAAACAATGTCACCATTATCTATACGACAGGCCTTATCGTTCTTATAGATTTCGCCATTCCAATTGCTAATAAAGAACTGGCCGTCATCTAGTTCGTCCTGACTAATAACAATGCCACAATTTGTTACCTCTGTGTCTGTCTCTTGCCACCAATCGCCGCTGTCTATTAGGACGGCGTGGTTATCTTGACAATTAGTACACCACATTTCTTGACCGTAGGTGGTGTTTATGGTGATCGACTCATCAGAGCTTTCTGTGTCGCCACACTGGCAACAATTAAAGGTATTTTCATCATAGCAGCTTGAGCATAACACATCGTCCTGCCAGTGCATTACGTCGTCATCTGTTACCTCATCGCCACAACTAGTACACTCATGAAGCTCTTGCTCAAATAATACCCCTTGGTACGTAGTAGCTCTTACAGCACCGCCAGACTCTACTATGAAGAAACCCTCATCACCATGAGTCAGAGCTTTAGGGTCCACGTCAAGATATGGGCCGACAAAAGAAGTTTCACTACCATTTTTGATACATAGCAGCTTAGCACCAGCCCAACTGGAAGAGTTTCTATAAACACCACACCCTAAGCCAGACAGGTGATTCTGTATTAGATCGATAGAAGCATCACATACGCCATACACTGGGGCCGCTACCCAATACTCTGGATTACCTGCATGTTGTGGCGGCTGCCATACGACGCAACGGCTGGCTATTTTTCCGGAGGCTTCCTCTGTCCAGAACATAGTAAATTCCCCAGAGCCGTAGGCCTCGGTTGGGTGACAATCCAGTCTATCAAAACTGTACCGCATACAACTATTACCTAAGTTCTTCCTGTGCCACTCTGTCGAGGGGTTTTCAAGTTTCCCAATAGTATGACTGTAGGCGTGGGCAAAGTGTTGACGACCAGCACCCTGTTTAAGAGTTAAACCCTTTACAGAAAACTCTTGACGGTAGGCGTCATTAATGTTTTCCACTTCTTTATCTGTTAAGCAGGGGAACATCTTTCTTAGTGCTTTTCCAGAACGAAGCATAAGCCTGCCGTCCCTGCCTGCGTCCCTGCCTTTCTCGTCTATCCAAAGGACAGAAAAACCGCAATGATCAGCGTCATAGTTGGGGTGCATAACATTGACCACCCGTTCTATGATCTTCCGGTTATTAGCAAAGTGCTCATGAAGCACCCTATTATTGCGCTTTACGATGGTAAGATCGTGGTAGGATAAAGGCTCCCCCTTATTATCGACATAGGGCACCTCTTGCATTTCTTGCATTATTGAATTGCTCTCGGCGTCAGCTATGGCACAGACAGCATTAATATAAAATATCGCTGTCCTATTAGATAATCCAAGGCTGTCAGCACTTCTGTGCCTACGGGCAATTTCCAGAGCTTCCTCTGTGTATTCGTTGCCGTGTGCTGATGCAGAGCGGCACCAGTAGCTAGGGAATTTCGCCAGCCCAGCAGAGAAGTCCCTGTAAATGACTGGGGGAAAAGTAATACCCATTTGTTCAGATAAGTTCATGTTGTTTCCTTTTAGTTCTACTATTAGCATTATCCTGCAGTTGTGTAGGCGGTTTGAAACCAAACCACCGTAGACGTCTTGTAATAGCTCTTTTGCAGAGCATCGACCTGATCACGAGTCTTCAAGCCGAGGTAACGCTTTGGCCCAGCTTTTTCACTGAGGTAAACTCTTACTAAGTCTCTGTTTAGTGCCTGTTCTCTAGTCATAATAGTTTTTCCTAATAGTTGATGTTTAAGGTCACTCTGACCCAAAGTCAAATTAGCACAAATCAGCTAAGATGTCAATAGGCCATTAAAGTATTAGTGTTTCTAATAGGTTAGCTCTGGAAATCATAATGCAGGTAGTATTAAACCTTTATCCCAAGTTATTAAATAGTTAAGCGGGGAATTAACGGGGGAATATTCTATCGGGAGCTTGCTCGGCAACAAAACCAAATAGGGTAAGGGGGTGCAAACTCTTAGTCAGAGTCTTTATATTTTCCTGAGGTATACACCCGTAAACAGTCATAAACATACTATTATTAAGGCATTTCCCACGGTGGGGGCTATTAGTATTACTATTAGTCTGACTATTAAATTTTTGCTTAGCAAAGGGTAATACTATGATTAAAACCATTTCCCACGGTGGGGGCTATTAGTATTACTATGAGTCTTACTATTACTCCGCTTGCGCAGCAAATACTCATATTAAGACCATTTCCCATGGTGGGGCTATTTCCCATGGTGGGGGTATTACTAATAGTCGGCCAAATAGCCGCACACCCTGAGGTTGATTAGAATCGTTCTAAATCGCCTATAGGTTGTATCACCCTGAGGTTGATTAGAATCGTTCTAAATCACCTTTAAGTTGTATCGCCTTTAAGTTGTACGAATTCAACTATAGGTTGTATCGCCTTAAAGTTGTATTGGTTCAACCTGAGGTTGTATCGCCTTAAAGTTGTATTGGTTCAACTATAGGTTGTATCGCCTTAAAGTTGCATTTCTAGAATTTATTCAACTATAGGTTGTATCGCCTTAAAGTTGTATTTCTAGGATTTACTCAACCTGAGGTTGTATCGCCTTAAAGTTGTATTCTGAGGATTTATTCAACTATAGGTTGTATCGCCTTAAAGTTGTATTGGTTCAACCTAAGGTTGTATTGGCCTCAGCTCGCCTTAAAGTTGTATTGGTTCAACTATAGGTTGTATTGGCCTCAGATCGCCTTAAAGTTGTATTCTAAGGATTTACTCAACTATAAGTTGTAATTCTTTCGGGTTTTCTGGATTCGCCTTTTAGTTGTATTAGGCAAAATCCACTCTTCTCTAGGGACCCAAGATTTCGATCTCTGACTATTACGACCTCGCATAGCCTAATTCAGAGATGACCCCGTAAAGGGGCTAATATCGAGCCTCAGAGCATACTAATTAAATTCACTATTACTTCATTTATTACTTGACGCCATGTCACACTGCTGTCATTACTTCTAAAGAGGCAACGGCTGGGTGACCTAGCCAACCTCATAATAGCTCTGAAAGGCTTTATATTATGTTTACTTTTAATGACACACTAGCACACCTCGAAACAGCCGATAAGACAGCCGACACAGCACCATACATGGCGTACCTGCAAGAGGGCTATCGCAGCGCCCTGTTTGCCGCCATACTGTCATCCGTAGAGGCTGCTGTTGATTGCTTTGAAGATCAAGAGCTGCCGATGGTTTCTCTTACTGTTGGCAAGGTTTGGGACACGTTTTCCCGAGAGTTTACAAATGGCGGTCATCAGGACTATGCGGTTAAGACTCGCAGCGCCTGCCATGCCTATTTGCAGGCCAATGGTTCTGATAACGCTAAGGCTGCTCTGAACAAGGTTTCAAAGTACAAGGAAGCTGGTTCCGCTAAGGTTGTGGCTAAGACAACTCTAGGCATGGCGTCAAACTTCCGTCGTCCTGCCGCTACTATTACACCGCCTATTAGCTCGGCAGCTGCTGCGCTAGTCAAAGGCGCTTAATACAACCTAAAGGGGTGCTGGCGCTGGCTGGCATCCCACAACCTAAGGGAGAATATTATGAGAACTGTTAAACGTGAGGTTGAAAAGGCCATTACAACTTTAGCGATAATTGGGGGTGCACTAGCTACCGTTATGGTGTTGCACCTTATAGTTGTAACATTGCATATCGCTTGCTACTCAGAGTTGTACTACTAAAAGTTGTATCCAGATGGGTCCCTGCTACTTATACGGTAGTAGGGCGCTCCGGCCCCGATTACACCCTTATCTATAATATAAAAAAATAACCTACAGCCCTCAAGCAATCTGTGACATATTTATCACACTATTGGTTAACCGTGACATATTTATCACACTATTAGTCTTATTCACATTAATCGCAAGTCTCCCCCCTTGACAACAAAGATTTAGTACCTATGTATCAATAGACAGAGACAGAACATATGTTATACATTTGTTAAATTATATTAGATAACTATATTATTTAATATTATGATTAATTATTAAACTATAACAAATGTTATACATATGTAGCTAAGGGGTCGTTAGTTATTACTAATAAGGGGTTCTTATGTTGCTAGTAGACTTTAGAGAAATTGTACACCATGACAGGCTTAAGATTAATGGCTTTAGTTACTATTGCGTCATTAAATATAAAGCTAAGAAGTATTATTTCATAAATGACTCTAAGGAGGGTTGCCTTCTTGATTTCATTGAGGAGCTAACTAATGAAGATTGTTATGTAGATGAATTAGAGCCATAACACTTTTGTTTTGTTGCCAATCAATAGGTTACAAAATAGTTTTGTCTTAGGGGTTGACATATACAAAACAATACCTATATCCCCATCATAGGCTAGTGTCATGCTCACACCTCCCCAAGTTTGACTTATGAGCGAGACGCAGAGTAACTGACCTAGCCTTCCTTTTATAACACAACTGTCTTATAACGAGAGAACCTATGACTTATCCTAAGAATCAAGTGCTACAACACACAGTGCCTGTGTCTAAGTTTATTAGGCAAGCAGTGCAAGATGGTGTTAGCATTAAGGATATATTAGCTACTGTTGCCAATAAGTTTGAGAATAGCCCATCTTCACTAGGAACTCTCTATAAGCTTTACGGAAACGACATTGCGGAAGCTAGAGCTGAGATAGTGGGTAAGGTAGGCAACACTGTTGTTGCACAAGCCCTTGAGGGTCATTTTGCCAGTCAAGAGTTCTTCCTACGATCTAAAGGCGGTTGGTCTCCTCAGAACACTGTAAACGAAGCAGATATCACAGGTATTGACCCTGATACCGACTCTAGTGCAGTAGATGCGTTAATGACACTACTAGGCAAAGAGCCTGACGATAGTGGTGACTTGGAAGTGTAGCTTGGCCTATGTTTCAAAGTATAAGCCGGTACGTCCTTCTTTTACTGCGGAAGATCTACGAGCATTACCTAGCTCAGAGGTTGCCAAAGCTTTAAAGGCTCTTGGTCCTGACAAAGCTAAAGAACTGAAACACGACTGGCAGTTTTGGGCTAGGGCTGACCAGCTAGAGCCAGAAGGCAAGTGGAACATCTGGGTAGCCTTAGCTGGTAGGGGTTGGGGTAAGACTAGGGCTGGTGCTGAGTGGGTACGACACAGAATTAAGCTGGGTGACAAGATTGTTCATTGTGTTGCCCCCACTAAGGGAGATGTTCGTAGGGTTATGGTTGAGGGAGACTCTGGTCTCCTTAATGTCTGTTATAGTGGAGATAAGACTTACAGAGGTGTTGAACTAGGCTTTCCTGTATGGTCTCCCACTAATAACTCTATGACTTGGGCTAATGGAGCTAAAGCCGTGTTTTTCTCAGCAGAAGACCCTGAGAGACTTCGTGGCCCTCAAGCTTACAGTGCATGGTGTGACGAGCTTTGCGCTTGGAGAAATGCACAAGACACTTGGGATATGATGCAGTTTGGCCTACGATTAGGTAGGAGGCCTGTAGTCTTTGTAACCACTACTCCTAAAACCACTAAACTCCTTAGGGGCATCTTGGAAGACGAGAAAACATATGTCTCTACTGGATCAACTTTTGATAACTCTGCTAATCTCGCTAATACTTTTCTGGAAGCAATAAAGAAGACCTACGAAGGCACTCGTCTAGGTAGGCAGGAACTCTACGCAGAGATCCTCGATGAAGCTTCTGGGGCTTTATGGAACAGGAAGCTCTTAGCAGACTGTGAGGTCTTAAGAGAGGATGTTCCTTCACTAAACCGAATAGTTGTAGCCATTGACCCAGCTATTAGTAATAATACTGATTCTGACATGACTGGGATCATAGTAGCTGGTGTAGACGTTAACGGCACAGCATATGTCCTAGAGGATCACACAGGGCAGTATAGTCCTCAACAATGGGCTAGTAAGGCAACTCAGTTATATAGAGACCACATGGCTGATAGGATTGTTGCTGAGAAAAACCAAGGTGGCGACATGGTGAGGCACACTCTGCACACAGAGGACGAAACCCTCCCAGTAAAGCTAGTCCACGCCTCAAGGGGTAAAATGGCTAGAGCAGAACCAGTATCTGCATTATATGAGCAAGGTAAAGTAAAACACGTTAGAGGGCTTAACGAACTAGAAGACCAGATGGTTCAGTGGGAACCTCTAGGGTCTCTAGGATCGCCAGACAGACTAGACGCCTGTGTATGGGCTATTACTGATCTTAGTTTGAATGGGTATGCAAAGCCACAACTTAAATTAGCCTACTCTAGTGCTAAAGGACTTTTAATCTAATGCCAAAGAAACTTTCGCCAACAAAAGCTACACAGACGCTAGGCGTTAGTGGAAGCAATGTAAAGAACGGACAAATACGGTCTGACGAGTTTATTCCCGAACTTCGTGGCAGAACAGCTATTCGTAAGTATCGGGAGATGAGGGATAATGACAGTACTATTGGTGCGGTTATGTATGCTGCTGAACAAGTGCTACGGGACGTTAAACTTAAGATTGAGCCAGCAAATGATTCAGAAGAAGCTAAGAGAGAAGCTGAGTTTGTGGAGAGTATCTTTAAGGATATGGAGCACACTCTTGACGATCACATTGCAGAAGCCCTTTCTAGCCTTAGTTACGGGTTTAGTTGGTTTGAAGTCGTGTATAAACGACGTGTTGGACCGACTTCAACAAACTATAAGAAATACAGCAAGTACACGGATGGCCGTATTGGTGTTCGTAAGATCGCTGTTCGGGCGCCTTGGACTATAGACAAGTTTGAAGTAGAGAGTAAGACCGGTGACGTACTTGGAATCTATCAAAATACAGGATACAGCAGCAGCGGGTCTCACTACATACCAACCTCTAAGAGTCTTTATTATCGCACTACTTCTATTAATGGTGATCCCAGTGGTCGTAGTATTCTTCGCAACGCTTATACATCTTATCAGTACTTAAACAACTTACAGTCTATAGAAGCTATAGCAGTAGAGCGTGAACTAGCTGGAATACCAGTGGCTAGAATCCCCTCTGAGTATCTCTTCTCTGGTGCTGATGCCTCTCAAGCAGCTTTTGTTGCCAACTTGGAAAGCATCTTACGGGATGTTAAGTTTAACGAGCAGGGTTACATTATCACCCCAAGTGACACCTACCCTGACAAAGACGGTAGTCCTACCAATGTAAGGTTAGTTGAAGTAGAGCTTATGAGTGCCAGTGGCAATCGTAACATAGACATTGATCCTATTGTTAGGCGTTACCAGCATGACATTGCCCGTAGTGTTCTTTCTGAGTTTCTTATGCTCGGTGGAGGTAATAACGGATCATATGCACTCTCTAAGAGTAAGACTGACTTGTTTTTACGTGCCTTAGAGAGTTATATTCAAGCTATTGTAGATGTGCTTAATAAACAGTTGGTTGAGCGCCTGTGGCAGCTTAACGGACTTAACTACGATCTTATGCCTCGCATTGAAGCTGGCGATGTTGCTCCTCACGACCTACGTGAAATTTCAGGGTTTCTTCGTAATCTTAATGGTGCACAGATTGACGTAAGCGGTCATCCAGAGGTTATACAAGACCTCATGGCAATCGCTGAATTGAACTACAACCCTGACCTAGTGGTTGAAACTGAAACAAATGATCTGCCTATAGCAGAAGAAGATAAGGAAAATACATAATGGCTATTACTACAGCATTAAGCAAATACTTCAAGCAGGAACTCCTTAAGGGTACTCATGACTTTGATAACGACACTTTTAGAGTAAAGCTAATTAAAGTTGGCGCAACTAGGGACTACAATGCTGAATTAGGTATGGTGGCCTTTCTCACAGGTGGAACTCAGTTTGCAGGACAGGCCGGTAGTGAAGTTACTGGAAATGCATCTGAAGAAGTCACAGGAACAGGTTACGATTCCGTTTACAACTCATTCTCAGGCGCACCAGAGGCTGTCTTAGCTACTCAAGTACCTGATGGGTCTGGCGGGTTTAACTCTGTAACCTACCCTTTAATTTCGGGTACTAAGGCTATTGTAGACTTTAATGACACCGTGTTCCAGAGTGTTACTGTCGCTGCTATTGGTTGTATTCTGTACAATGATACTATGGGCGGCTCAGCAGGTAACGGCAGCTCTCTTAATAACGTAGTTGCTACCTTTGATTTTGGTGGTACTGTTAGTGCTACTGCTGGTGACTTTACCGTACAGTTCCCTACACCAGACGCAACCAGCGCTATCCTCCGTATCGCTTAAACTCTTAGGAAGCAAAGTATCATGGTAAAGTTAGTCAACAGAGCAAAAATGACTACTAGCACTACAGGCACAGGAACACTTACTCTTGTTGCCGCTGATGCTGGTTTTCAGACCTTTGCTGATGCAGGGGTTTCTGATGGAGACTTAGTAAGATACACCATAGAAGACGGGGATAACTTTGAATTAGGGGCAGGTATTTATAGTACCTCTGGTACTACCCTAACCAGAGTTGTGTCTGAAAGCAATAATAGTGATGCCGCTATTGTTGTCACAACAGATGCTAAGGTCTTTGTTACTGCTACTGAGGCAGATATGAGACCTGCATTTTCCACTTCAGCCCCCTCTAACCCTAACAGTGGTAATGAGTGGGTCGATACAGCTACCTTTAAGAAGTATGTTTACTATAACGATGGTTCGTCTGCCCAGTGGGTGCAAGTATGACAGCCATTAACTTCCCCAGTAGTCCTTCTAATGCTGCTACCCACGCTGTGGGTGACGTAACCTATGTGTACTCTACAGCTAAGGGTGCATGGGAAAAACCTAGTGCAGCCGTTGCAACCATTCGTGTTCTATTAGTTGGAGCTGGTGGCTCTCCTGGATATAAAAATGCTGGTGCTGGAGGAGGCGGGGGAGTCATAAAACAAAACAAGGATGTTTCTATAGGAGTCACCTATGCAATATCTGTTGGTGTAGGCTCTGCGGGTGCTAGTGATACTGATGATCCCGGAATTGTAGGGGGAGACACTAGTCTTGGGACAGGTTCAACGCTCCTACTAAGAGCTTTAGGCGGCGGTGGGGGAGCTGGATATAACCAGAGAAAAGGAACAAGCAGAGGTACTGGCGGCGGGGATAATATGGGCTATCACCACCAGAAACTTGCATGGGATTACATGGATGCAGGGTCTGTCCCTATTTATGGAGATGCGGCCCGTCAGGGTTATGCTGGAGGTATGCACTTTGAGTATTCTGGGTCTGCAAGCAACAAGTTTGGCGGAGCTGGCGGAGGAGCTGGTGAAGTAGGCGGCAACTACCATAAGAATCAGAGTCCTACTACTAGTAGCGCTTACTATGTAGAGACTGCGACAAATCCTGGAAATGGAAAAGGTGGTGATGGCGTACAAGATGACATTACCGGAACTAATACTTATTACGGAGGCGGAGGAGGCGGTGGTTGCAGAGACAACGGTCGCCAAGGAAATAATCAAGCTGAGCTTACTATTAACTCTGGTCATGGCGGATTAGGTGGCGGTGGTCACAGGATTACAAAGAGAATAGATCAAGTTACCCCATCTAATACTGCTACCTACTGGCTAAACGAAAGCCCAAACTCCAACTGGTCTGCGGAGGAGGACAACGGCGACCCTAGTACATACGGAGTAGATGGTCTTGGCGGAGGCGGAGGGTCTGGAAGCAAAGGCACAGGTTCGTATTATGGGGGAGATGGCGGCGATGGTATTATGTACATCAGAAGTGCCACAGCTTTAGCACCTACGGTCGTTGGGGCCGCTACTACTACTGTAATAGGTTCTGATACTCTTTATAAGTGGACAGGCGCAGGGAGCATTACGTACTAATGTCATATTTTGCAAAGCTAGTTAATAATGTAGTTGTAGATCTTGCTCAAGCCAGTCAGGTATCTGATTTGGAAGAAGCCACTTGGATGGAAGTGTACAAGAAAAATATCAACCCTAAGAGGCGTTGTAGTCTCGGCTTAGTATACAACTCAGAGGTAGATGCCCTTCTGTCAGTTAAGAAATACGCAAGTTGGACCCTTGGCAGTGACTTTCGGTGGCATCCCCCTGTAGAAGAGCCAGAGAATGACAATGACTACAAGTGGGATGAAGCTTCTCTTTCTTGGGTTGCTGAGTAATGCTAGGCTTTACCCCTATAGGTGGAGCGCCCCTTGGTGCCGTAACAGCTCCTACACCTATCATACTTGTGCCTGTTACTGGCGTACAAGCTTCGGGTCAGGCAGGTGTATTAGGCTTTACCACTGTTCAGACTCCCACACAAGCTATTGTTGGCATAGAGGCGACTGCTGAATTAACTGATCAACCCCTAGCAAGTCAGCCAGCCTCTGTATCTATTACAGGGTTCGGACTTACAGTAGAGGATGACATTAAGCCTGTAACACTCGTTATCGGGTCTTACGTTAGTCTCTTACCCGTCTCAGAACATACAGCAGAGTTAGGCACACTCCCCTTAACAGGACTTACCCGTGTTATAGAGGTTATTACTGCTGGGGAACTAACCCCAGAGCTTGGGGTTGTTGGCCTATCTGAAGTAGCCCTTGTTACTGGGGAAGAGGTTACAGGTGAACTAGGAACTGCTGTAGCTTCTATATCTATTTCTACTAATATCTCTGGTATCGAGGCCACTGAAGAGTTAGGAACACCAACCTTTCTAGTAAACTGCTTTGTATATCCAGTAGGTGTAGAAGCTCCCTCAGAGATTACAAGGTTGATTCACGTCCCTGCAATAGCAGAGGTTACAGGTACAGATACTGATAGCTTTGAACCTACTGTAGCAGTTCAAGGGTTAGCTAACGTCCCTGTAGTTACTATAATAGAGACTGGCTTTGATAACACTCTACAGACTAATGCTTTAGGTAATATTCCTGTAGTAGAAATTGTAGCAGGATTTGGGCCTGCGACCTTTGTTGGTAACTTAGGTAACACCCCCGTTACTAGGGAAATATTGGGTGTAGAGGTAACAGGTGAGATTAACGACTTCCTTAATGACCCTGCTGTTGCCCTAACAACTGGTACAGAAAGTATAGTAGAGACAGGGGGTCTAGCTAACAGGTGTCCTGTACAAGTTGTAGCTGGATTTAATAAAACCTTAGGACTTGGAGAGTTAGACAACGAGTCTGTTATTACTATTCTCTCAGGTAACGACGCTACACAAGAGTTAGCTGACCTCCAAAATATGCCTATCCCAAGTGATAGTGTTTCCCAATTAATTCAAGTGTCTGGTCTGGAAGGTACGGGTGAAGTTACCGCTGTACGAACTTCAAGAAACCCAAGTGCTTTGTTGTACCCTTGGGAAGCGGAAGCACAACTAGGCAGCGTAACAACCTTAACAGTTTCTTTCGCAGAGTTAAGTGGGTCAGAGGTTACAGTAGAGGTTGGTAGTTCACCGACTGTAAGTCTGCTCACCTCAAGAGTAATATCACTTACAGGGATTGAGTTAACTAATTCCTTGGGTAGCTTAACCACAAACGGCATAGTTGTAGACTTCTCGACATTAGCGCAGAACTTTGAGATAGCTAGAAACGTAAAACCAGAGGCTCTTGCAAATAGAAAAGTCTTCCCAAGTGGTGCAATCGGCAGTCGCCGTTTGGCTGCATAATAGGAATAAGATATGAGTTTAGTTTGGCCTAATAAAGACCCCGACGAACTGTTAGACTACAGTGTTGATTGGACCGCTGCACTGGGCACCCTTACCATCACTAATGTTGCTTGGTCTGTACGGTCTACTCGGTATGCTATAGAAGTCCCCATCGGTGCGGGACACACTATGACTTTTGGTTCTGGTGGCCTTCATACAGATGGCATACAGAACATTTCTCAGGCCACAGTGGGTAAGGTAGCGGTTATATTTATTGCTGGTGGTACAGATAGCGTAGACTACACATTTGTTTGCACTATTACTACAAGTCAAGGAACAATACTTCAACGAAGCGTAATACTTAGATGTAGGAGTGTATAATGCCAGATAACTCAACAACACTTTACAATAAGTTTGCTAGAAGTGAGTCTCCTTACGCTAGTAACAGTAATGAAGACGTAGCAACCTTTAGTACTGCTACAGCTAAGTATGTAGTAGCTCACGGGTCTAGCCCAGCTAAGTCAAGCAAGTTTGTAACTTTTCGGGAAGCCGACTGGTTTAAGAAGTACCTTGCAAAGAACTCTTCTGATATAGGCATTACAGTGACAGTAGCATCCGGTACAAATTCCTACGGAGGGGGTAATAAATATTACTTCGGGGGCACAGTAAGCCCTGCAGTAGGGTTTGTTGCTGGTAAGACTTACGTCTTTAATCAGTCGGATAGCTCTAATAGCGGACACCCTTTGCAGTTCTCTATTGTTGGTAATGGTAGCCACGCTGGTGGAGCGCAGTACACTACGGGCGTAACTGTTTCGGGAACTGCTGGTAATGCAGGGGCCACTGTTACGATTGTTATATCTGCAAGCACACCTACCCTACACTACTACTGTCCGAATCACAGTGGAATGGGGAGTCAAGCTTAATGGCTGAGTATCAGGGGGAGAAAGTTACGCTAAACAAACCTCGCCGTATTAAAGGCGGTAATAAGAAATTTGAAGTCTTCGTACAAGACGGTAGCAAAGTAAGGAGAGTAGCCTTTGGAGATCCCAATATGGAAATCCGCAGGGATGACCCGAAAGCTAGGGCCAACTTCCGTGCAAGACATAACTGCAGTACGAAGAAGGATAAAACAACGGCGGGATATTGGTCATGCCGAATGTGGGAGGGGGGAACCTCAGTGTCAGAACTTACTAAAACAGAGATCGAAGGTAAAATCCTCAAAGCAGACGACGAACAACGTCTCGTTTATGGTTGGGCATCGGTCGTTACCGAAAAGGGCGAACCTGTTGTTGATCGTCAAGGAGATATTATTGAACCAGAGACACTTGTTAAAGCCGTGAACAACTTCATGGAGCATATTCGTGTTGGTAAAGAAATGCATAAAGGGGATCAGATTGGGGCTGTCATACACTCCATGCCTGTCACTAATGAGATTGGTGAATCCCTTGGCATACAGAGTGACCGAGAAGGTTGGATTGTTGCTTTTAAAGTATACGATGATGACGTTTGGGCAAAGGTCAAATCTGGTGAACTTGCGGCCTTCTCAATAGGTGGTCGAGCAGTCAAGGAGTCGTATGATGCCTAACTTACTTAAACAACTGGAATTAACGGAACTGTCCTTGGTTGACCGTCCAGCTAACGCACAAGCAATGGTTTCCCTATACAAACGGGATGAACCGCAAGGAGATACAATGGAAATCGAACAAGTAGACAAAATGTCACCTGACATGAAGGCGAAGCTAAAGCCCTACATGGATAAGGGTATGGACGAAACTGAGGCCATGAAAATGTATAACATGGATATGGCAAAGAGTGTCCAAGGCCCAGATACAGAAGTAGTTACGCTTAAGGCTGAACTAGAGGCACTACAAGTTGAGGCTAACCGTCTTAGCAAAGCTCTGGAAGAAGCTGGCTACATCGTTAAAGCAGAGTCAATCGAAAAGTCGGTTGAACCTGAGTATGTAACTTACGGTGATGAGCAAATCAACAAAGCTGATATCCCTGCTGTCATTCTTAAGGCACTTGAAGAAGCTGAAGTTGCAAAAGCAGATGCTATCTTACTTAAGCATGCAGAAACAGAACTTCCTCACTTTGATATTGAAGTAGCTAAGTCTTTAGTTGCCAATTTCGGAGACGAAGAAACAATCATGCAAGCCCTTAAAGCCGCAGACAAAGCCTTTGAAGGTAGTATGAGTGAACTTGGTAAGTCTGACGTTGACGGAGAGTTTAGCTCTGCGTCTGATAAATTAGACTCACTTGTAAAGTCCTACATGGACGCAAACAAAATGAAAAAGAGCGAACATGCTTTGGCTTATGCTGCTGTAGCTAAGACCGATGAAGGCAAAGCTCTTATCACTAAATCCTATAAAGGGGAATAAAAATGGCTATTATGCAATCACGGGACAACCGTTCGTATAATTCAAGCGGTGATTTGTCAGCCGCACAATTTAAGTTTGTAAAGCTAAATGGTGCTGATGTAGTCATCGCCGCAACTCTTGGGGAAAATTGCATAGGCGTTTGCATGAACAACCCAACCGCTGGTACAGAGGCAACTGTATGCGTTACTGGTAAAGTAATGGTTAAGGTTGGAGCCGCTACTATTGCTGCTGGCGCACAAGTCGGCACTGATGCAAATGCTCTGGCTATTACCTCTGCATCTGGCAAACGAATCATGGGCTATGCAACTGAAGCTGGCGCTGTTGGTCAGATCATTGCTATCGAACTCATCCAAGGCGGCAACCTAGTTGCATAAGCCAGTACAGAATAAGGAATAATTATAATGCCACTATTGACTCCATCACAGGTGCATCTTGATCGCCCGTTGTCAAATCTGACACTGGCCTATGCACAAACACAAGAAAACTTTATCGCTGATAAGGTCTTCCCCACAGTAGGCGTTGCTCGTCAGTCAGACAAGTATTACATCTACGACCGTGCCAACATGAACCGCACTGGTGACGTAAAGAAACTTGCGCCACGCACTGAGGTTAACCGTATTGGTATGGCTATCTCAAACAGCAGCTACTTTGCTGATGTATATGGCCTTGGTATGGACTTCGACGAGCAGACTATTGCTAACGAAGACGAAGTACTGAACATCCGTTCTGCTGGTGCTGAAACTCTGGCAATGCGCCTGATGATCCACCGTGAGGAGCAGTTTGCAAATACCTTCTTTAAGACTGGTGTTTGGACTACTGAGGTTGCGGGTGCAGCTTCTGGTGCAGGTACTCCTGTATTCTGGAACGACTACACTAACTCCACACCTATCACTGACGTAACTACTGCTCGTCGTGATATGCAACTTAAGTCGGGCGGCTATAAGCCAAACACTATGGTTATTGGTAAGTCGGTTCGTGACATTCTGATTAACCACCCTGACATCTTGGCACGTCTGAATGGCGGCTCTACTGTTTCTAACCCAGCTCTGATCACTGATTCTAAGTTGGCAGAAATCTTTGAGGTACAAAACCTCTTTATTATGGAGTCTGTTAATAACACTGCTGTAGAAGGTGCTGCTGAAGTAACTGCCTTCATTGGTGGCAAGCATGCCATGTTGTGTCACACACCTTCAAGTGCAGGTCTGATGACTCCTGCTGCTGGTATGACCTTTGCTTGGAACAACATTCCTGGAGCCAACAACCTTGGTATCACTGTTGAGTCCTACTCTGATGATGCTCTTAAGCGTCAGCAGGTTGCAGAGCATATCCAAGTTAAGATGGCTTACGATATGAAAGTTGTCGGCCCAGACTTGGGTTACTTCTTTAAAGATATCGTTCAATAAGCTAAACGGTGGGACGCTTACTTAGGTGTCCCACTAACCTTATAGGAGACCCCGACAATGATTAGACAAGAGAACTTCCCGTTTCAGATTGATAGGCCTACTTTTGTAAAGGTGCCATTTACCGCTGCGGGTAAAGCATGGCAGCGTGGCGACCACTTCCCTTGGAAAGAGCTGGCAGTAGACGGTAACAAGGTACGTATCTTATACAACCAAAGAACACTAATGCACGACTCAACTAAAGAAGTTGGTATGAAAGTAGGAGACGGGCTAGAGGCCTTAGACTCAGACGGACTTTCTGGTTTAGTTGACACAATTAACAAGAAGGTAAAAGATAATTGCCCTACTACGAGAGAGTACGATTTAAAGCGTTGTAGAAAGTCTAGGTTGGCTGATAAGCAACGGGGTATGATCCGTAGTTGGAGACGTAACAACGGAGACTTGGAGAACTGTTAAATGGCTTGGACGTATGACCCCACTACCCTTGGAACAAGTACTGCCACTGAAAGGTTAAACAGTGTCAGACTTTTGTCTGGTGACACAGACACTAATGACCAACAGTTATTGAATGAGGAGATAGTTTTTGGTCTTACTCAAACAGGTAACAATGTTTACTACGCAGCAGCTTGGGTAGCAAGGGCCATAGGGTCTAAGTACTCACGACTTGTTGACACAGAGCTTGATGGGGTGTTGTCCTCTAACTACTCTGTCTTAGCTGCTCAATACAAAGACTTAGCAGGTAAGTTAGAGTATCAGGGTAAGACTGCTGGTACTGTAATGGGCGTTAGAGCTGGTGGAGTTAAGATCTCTGCTATAGACAGTGTTAGAGCTGACACTAACAGACCACAACCTAGCTTTAGGCGGGATAGATTTAAAAACCCTTCTGGTTATAAGTCTCCTGACTCCTACGACTTTAACAACTAGGAGAAGCTTTAATGTTTAGGTCTGGTGACTTATTTCGTCTTGTTGACAGTTACGGGCAAGCCTTAACTCTCCGTAAGGTTACTACAGACGGGTCTTATAACCCTGCTTCTGGAGAGAGATCGGGTTCTTTAACTACGGACTACAGTATATTAGGTTATTTCTATAACTACAGTACAGGTCTCGGAGGAAATACTGACGAGATTGTAAGGGGAGTTCGTAAGTTGCTTATCTCTGCTCAAGGTATTTCTATAGCTCCTGATGATCAGGATCTTGTTATAGGCAACGGTGATACTGTAAAGGTAGTTTCGGTCACTACTATATTTTCTGCTGGCATAGCAATCTGCCATATGTGTAACGTACAGGAGTAGTCATGAGTGTAAAACTTACAGGAACCCTTGAGGATGTTATAGGCAACCTCGGTGACGTACGGAACCTTGCAGTTCATGAAATGTTTTCACAGGCAATAGACTTCTTAGTTTTAAATTCCCCTGTAGATACTGGTGCATACATAGAGTCTCACTCTCTAAGTAACACCGCAGGTAGACCGAGGCAAAAGCAAGCTAAGGGTCGCCCAAGAGAACAACCTGCCCCCATGAAACAGGCAATTGCCAGAGAGAACCTTGAGTCAGACTTAGCAAAACTAGACTTAACTAAGGATGTCTTTAATCTTAGGAATAACTCTTTACATGCTCACATAGTAGAAAACGATCCTGGGGGTAGGATTGCTGCTAAGAGTGGTAAGTCTGAAGTGTATGCAAAACTTGCAAACGTAATGCAAGGCACTACATTAACTGTTAGAGGATCTAATGGCTAGTATACATAAACTTATTAGGGCAGCCTTAGAGAGTAGGCTTGCTACTTTAGCTACGGCAAACAGCTTCCCAGTTTCTTATGAGAACGTATCTTTTAGTCCCACTACAGGGACTTCTTATGTTCAGTGCAAGTTTATTCCCACTCAAAGGATAAGAGCAGCTCGAGGCCCAAATGCACAGTTTCGTTATCAGGGGTTGTTTAGCTTAGTAGTACACGCACCAGAAAATGCTGGTCCTTCTGCAGGTGAAACCTTATCGGAACTTATTATTGACAACTTTGAGTCAAACACGGACGTTGCATTTACAAGCGGCGGAACAACTATCAATGTATCGCTAGACTATGCTGAGAGAAATCAGGGCTTCTTAGATACACCTTGGTACTACATACCGATAACAATCGGATGGTACATCTATAATTAGGAGAAATACAAATGCCTACCTTCGCACAGGGTTCACGATCAAGCCTAAGCTACATCGTAGAATCTACCTTCGGAACTACCCCGTCTGGTAACTTTCAGAACTTTCCGTTTAGTACCCACAGTTTAAACCTGACTAAAGATTTGGTTGCTGGTACTGATATTCAACCTGACCGTATGCCTCGACATGAACGTCATGGTAACAAACAGTCAGCTGGTGACATTACTTCTGACCTCCGTAAAGGAGACTTTGACCCCTTCCTTGAGTCGGCCCTGCTTAGTACCTTTGTTGACTCAGGCTCAAACGACACCCTAGTTGTAGGTGTTACACCCAAGTTTTTCTCTATTGAAGACTATGCTGCTGACATTGATCAGGCCCGTCTTTTTACTGGACAGACTGTTTCCACTATGGGCGTCTCTATTGCACCTAACCAAATGGTAACCGCTACCTTTGGTATGATAGGTAAGGGTATGACTATTGGTGACACTCAGAAGACACAGACTGCTGCTAGTGTGAACTCTCCTTTTGATGCTTACTCTGGCGCACTAAAGATTGGCAACAACTTTGCAGGACTAGCAGCTTCTGCAATTATTACTCAGATCGACTTTAATGTAACTAACTCTTTCGCCCCTACCTTTGTTGTCGGTTCTGATACAGCTCCAGCTCTTGAAGTAGGACGTGCAGAAGTCACAGGATCGTTCTCTGCTTACTTTGATGACGCAGCCTTAATCAACCGCTTCATTAACGAAACAGAGTCTGCTATTGAGGTTGAGGTTAATGACCCCACTGCTGCTAATTCTTATAAGTTCTTATTCCCACGGGTTAAGATTAACTCTGCCGATGTTGGTGTAGATGGTCCAACCAGCCGTGTAATTAGTATGAGCTTTACATCCCTATTCGACACGACAACTTCAACTAACTTGAAGATCACTCGTACCGATACTTAATCCCTAGCTAGGGCGGGGGGCATTGGTGTCGGGTCTGATGCTCCCCATTATTAATACCCGACATTACTTAAGAATGGAACCCGACATGGATTTAATAAATCTAAAGCCTACCTCTGAAACAGTAGAAGTACTGTTAGTTCACCCGTCCAGCTTAGAGTCCTTGACTAACGCCGATGGCAGTGAAATGTCTATTACAGTTTATGCACCTCACACTAAAGAGTATAAAGCTGTAGCTCATGAACACACTAATCGACGCATCTCTAAGGCATCTAAGAAGCGTGGCACCTCTAGTTTTTCAGCAGAAGACCTAGAAAAAGAAGTGATAGATTTACTCTCCCGTACAACAAAGTCTTGGGATATTACCTACAGTGGTAAAAAGCCCAAAATGACTGTAGAGCTTTGCAAAGAGGTTTATACAGAGTTATTCTGGATTAAAGATCAGATTGATGAGGCAGTAAGCGACTCGATAGATTTTACGAAGGCTTGATCCAAGACTTGTTAGAGTTTGCAGAGCATAACTTTAAACTCAACAAGGCCGACGATAATGGCACAAAAGAGCTTGAGCATTTAGAGCAAGTTGAAAGGCAGACAGGTATTAGACCAGAGGGATTAGAAGCACCACCTTTTCCAAACCTCTTATCTCATATCTGGTCTGCTTTTATTTTGTTACACGATGCAAGGACGGCGGGGTTTTCTGGACCAAACTCCTTAACCTATGAGTCCATTATAGCTTGGGTAAGACTAACAGGCAACCCACTAAATGAAAAAGAGGTTAAGGCTATTAAGAGCCTTGACAACCTATATATGAGGATGCAGTAATGCCCACAGTTGATCTAAGGTTTATGGTCCACAATGCGGATCAGGTTAAGTCTGCAACTAAGAGTTTGATTGCTCTTAATGTTGCTAATAAAAACCGTACTGCTTCCCAAGAACTGGCTGCTAGAGCTGACCTAAGAGGCATGAAAGCGACTAAGCAGCTTAATAACCTAAGACGCCAGTTGGCAAAAGAAGAACTTAATGCTATTAATCTGGGCATTATGTCTGAGAAAGAACTAATAGGCCTAAAAAGACAACACAACAGCATGCTTCTGCAGCAGACTAAAGACCTGCAAGACTATGTAGAGACTGACAGGCAACACCTCGGTCAACAGAAGAGGCTTAATAAGGAGGTTGCTAATTCTATAGCAGTTACAACTAAGTACAACAAAGAGACTGTAAAACTTCGTGACTCTCATGACAGTCTAGGTTCGGCAAAGAAAAAGCTTATACAAGGCGAAAAGGATATTGCAAGAGCTTTTGGTACAAGTGCGTCCGAGATGAAGCTGGCGGGAGTGGCTCTAAAGGCTTTGAGGGACGACTTTAAGAGCTTTGAACTTGCCCACAAAAGCGGTAGTATTGTTAATGCTGGTAATCAGTTTGCCCGTTATGGAGATCAGGCCTACAGAGCGCAGCAAAAAGTTAAGAGGTTTGCATCAGTTGGTATGCAACAAGCTGGTTATCAGGTCAATGACTTTATCGTACAAATTGCCTCGGGGCAGAACGCACTCGTAGCCTTTGGGCAACAGGGTTCCCAGCTTGCTGGTATCTTTGGTCACAAGGGTGCGGTTGTGGGTGCGGTTATTGCCGCTGTAGCTGCTATAGGTAACTTAGTTTACCAATACTATAAAGCTAAAAAGGGTGTAGAAGACTTAGCTAAAGCTATAGAAAAGCTACCTGAGTTGTATAACAGCATAGAGTCTGCGTCCAAAAGTTTGGCAGACGACCTGATTGAACCTTGGCGAAAGGGTGAACGGGCTGCGAGGTCTTATGTCAAATTCACAAGTGAGGCAGATTTTGCCCTAACAGAGAAAACTTTTCTGAGAAGTATTAACAATGTCGAAAGCTTTTGGGAGGGCATTAGCACCAGATTCTTTGGTAAGAAGAATGTGGTAGGCCTCGCCACAGCTATACAAACTGAGATCGATAAGGTCAAAGATGATCTGGCGGACCAAAAGCGCAAAGAAATCCCCACCACCCAGAAGAGCACTATGCAAGGCAGCAACTTCGTGCCCAACGCTGGCTATGAGGCCGGCAATACGCCAAAAGACTATACGGTAATAAATAAACGGATAGACGATCTGACAGAGCTGCGGGCGGAACTTCAAGGCCTCTTTAAGGAAACCGAAACTATTGAGCAACGTGTAGTTAAATTCGCTAAACTAAGACAAAAGTACTCGCCCGAGGGCGATAAGCCATCCGCTAGTGTAACCAAAGAGCTAGACGCTTTAATAAAGGCTACGGGTTATCACGACTTAATACTAAAGTACCACGAAAAGGCTGCTGAGGAAGCGGCGACACGGGTCGCTGCGATGGAAGATCTTATAAGTAAGACTACTAAAATGGGTGAGGTCACTGCGGCAAATGGTGCTAGGGAAACTTTAATAGCTAAACATGCACGAGATCTTCTAGACGAGTCTAACAGGCTAAAGAAAGTTGGTATTAAGATATCCGAAGGCGCCGCCAAAGCCGCACTTGAGGGATTATCAGCTGCACATGAGGCTGAGCTGGTAAAGTTTGACGAGTTGGAAGCTGAGAAAGCCAGACTTAAGGTTGAGAAAGAACGTGCAGCTGCCGAGAAAAAACGGCTGGCAGATGCAGCACGGGCCGAAAAGGCAGCTAAGGCAATTACCGACCAACAAGATAAGGTTTATCGGATTGAATCTGCTCGCATTGAGACGCAAAGAAAAAGGAACAACCTTCTTGAGGCAGAGGAAGCTCATGGTAAAACGAGTAATAAGGCACAATTAAAAAGAATAGCTATAGCAGAGAACCTAGTTGAGGTGAGGATGAGAGAAAGGTTTTTGTTGGGTGGTATTACTGGCGAAGAAGAGCTTCTCATCACGAGCGCCAAGGAAGTGGCAAAGGAAGGTGTAGAATTTGCAGATGCTTTACGAGATACTCTAGAGATTACTAGGCAGGTAAACTTTGAAATATCTAAGATGCAAGGACTTCTTGACAACTTAAATAACTTCGGAACGGGTATAGATAAAGCGCTGGAAAAGGCTAGGGCTGTTGGTGACGCCCTTCGGAAAGGTGAAAACACTTCTATAGCTAGTCAAATTGCTGATAAGAAGTTTGAGTTAGCTCAAATTATGCAGGAGATTAGTAATCAATCTACGACGATGGGCACTGTGGCAGGACGGCAAATGCTTGCGGCTGCGGAGATTACTAAGACGGCGGATCTCGCTCAGCTACTTGTATTAGAGGCTGAGCTGAAAAAGAACGACGCACTTAGAAAGCAACAGAAGGCTAGTAATAAGAAGACAAAAGCCCCTAAAGAAGAGCTATCAGTTGAGGCCATGATCAGTTTACAAAAGGCGGAACTGCAATACAACCTTGAAAAACGTAAGCGACTTATAGGTACTACAGAGCTAGAGAAAGCTCATGAAAACATTAGAATGACAATAATGGACAAGATTAGAGATAAGTACACAGAGCTGTCAGCGGTAGAGAAAAAAGCTGCAATGGATCGACTTAATGATGCTGCTGCATATATAGCTCTGGAAGAAGAGCGTGTTGCGGCATTAGAGAAGACTGAGCAGTTTTATAAAGACTTAGCTGGAAGTATAGGCTCTAGCTTCGACTCTAACTTTATGTCTATTGTAGACGGAACTAAGAGTGTGTCAGAGGCCTTTAAAGGTATGGCAGCAGACATTGTTAGGCACCTGTTTAAAGTCTTAGTGATACAGTCTATGATTAGGGCTATGGGTGGGGCAATGTCTATGGCTGGCGGACCTATGGGCGCTGTAGGTGGCGCACTAATGACCTACGGTAATGCTAATGGCAACGCCTTTAGTAATGGTAATGTCGTACCTTATGCTAACGGTGGTGTTGTAGGCGCCCCCACTTACTTCCCTATGAGCGGTAATCGTACAGGGCTAATGGGTGAGGCAGGACCAGAAGCTATAATGCCTTTAAAAAGAGGTAAGAACGGTAAGCTAGGAGTACAAGCAGACGGAGGCGGTGACAATGTTGTTATCCACCAGAACTTTAACTTTACCGCTAATGGTGATGAAAGCGTTAAACAGATTATAGCACAACAAGCACCTGCTATTGCTAACATGACTAAGCAAAGCATACTGAGTGATCGTCGTAGGGGTGGTCAAATGAAACAAGCATTTGGGTAAGGAAACCTCATGGCACTAAAGACTGCTCCGACAAGTATAGGCTTTGAACGTATAACCCTAAGTGCAGTTAACGCTGTTGCGGTTTCTTCGTCGCCTTTTACTTTTAAGCAACAAGTTGTTAAGCACACGGGTCAAGTATGGAAGGCCTCTGTTACTATTCCCCCTGTTCGGAGAGAACTAGCAGAGCCTTGGGTATCTTTCTTGTTGTCTTTACAGGGACCAGTACATACCTTTTTGCTAGGAGATCCTAATGGTGCTGTACCTAGAGGAACCTCTACTGATGGTGACATAGTAGCAACAGGAACTGCCGGTGCTTCCTCTGTGACACTGACCGTATCAAACTCTGCTACACTTAAAGCTGGTGACTATATACAACTAGGGACTAACGCTACTGCCAAACTGCACAAAGTATTAGCAGACATCTCTGCAACAGGTGCTGTAGAAATATGGCCTAACCTAAAGAGTAACTACACTAACGTAGCTTTATACTGCCATAACGCTAAGGGGGTCTTTAGACTAGCCAGTAATATTCAAGAGTGGGAAATAGGCAACTCTAGTACCTATGGCATATCTTTTGAAGCTGGTGAGGTAATTTTATAATGAGTAGGACAATACCTTCAGTCGTACTTAACGCCTTAGACGATGCAGTCTTTAATCCCTTCTTTGCCGTAGAGCTACTATTTGATAGCCCTAATCAGATACGCCTTTGGACTGGTGTAGGAGACCTTTCCCACGGAGGGCATACTTGGACTGGAAGCGGAACACTTATGTCAGTGTCAGCTATTGAAGAGGGGTCTGACTTAGCTGTAAGGGGAGCCACCCTTAACTTTAGTGGTATTACTGCAGAGCTGCTATCCTTAGCTCTTGCCACACCTTATCAGGGTCGACTGTGTAAGATATACCTTGGAGTAACGTCTGACGAGACTGCCCTAACAGAGTTGTTCTGTGGGTACATGGATCAGATGAATATCTCAGAAGATCCTGACAGTTCCTCGATAGAGCTTACAGTAGAAAACAGGTTAATAGATTTAGAGAGGCCTCGTATTGCTAGGTACACCTCTGCATATCAAAAGTCTGTATACCCAGGAGATCTTGGCCTTGACTTTGTAGAAGACCTGCAGGATAAAGATATTATTTGGGGAAAGACTATTGGATAAGGTAGACTTTCAACAAGAGTTTTTATGTCAGGTTAAGGACGAGTGCGTACCTCTGATAGAAAGTCACTGGGAAGAAGTGGCAATAAACAAAGAGGACATTAAGCTAAACCCTGATTGGGAAACGTATGAGAAGTTAGAAGACTTAGGTATGCTGGCTATTTTTACTGCTAGGTCTTCTGGCAAACTCGTAGGGTATCTTGTAGTCTTCTTAACAAAGAACCTCCACTACAAAGATCATTTGTTTGCTTCTCACGACCTTATTTACCTAGACCCCGACTATCGTAAAGGTATGACGGGTGTAAGGCTAATAAAGTTTACAGAGAAGTGTTTAAGGCAAGACGGAGTATCAGTTATGACAATGAATACCAAGGTAAAGAATCCTTTTGATCCTATCCTTGAGAGGCTGGGCTTTAACCTTACAGAGAGGGTTTATACTAAATACCTTGGAGGTAACTGCTAATGGCTGTTGCTGCTGCCCTTTATGCAAATGCGGCTGTTGCTGGCGCTGCTATTTACGCTGCTACGACAGTTCTAACTTATGTAGCTATAGCTGTCGTTACTAGCCTTGTTCTGAGAGCTTTAATGCCTACTCCTGCTATGCCTTCTTTTGGAGGAGGCAACAAGAGGAATAGGGGCTATAATATAACTCAGACTGGTTCTGCTATGGACCACCAGATAATCTACGGTAAAATGAAGGTTGCTCCCGTAAGGATCTTTGATCAAACTACGGGTACAGATAATGTTGAGCTTCACAGAGTAATAGCATTTGCTGGTCATGAGATAGAGTCTTTTGATGAGATATACATTAATGACGATCTAGCGACATTAGACAGTGGTGGTAACGTAACTTCTCCTAGTCATCTTAGCGGTAAGGTTATTATTAAAAAGCACTTAGGGGCCAGTGACCAAGCTGCTGACAGTACTCTTGTTAGTGCTGTAACTGACTGGACAGCAGAACATAGGCTTCGGGGCGTAGCCTATATGTACGTTAAGTTTACCTATGACGCTGACGCTTTTCCTAGTGGTGTCCCAGAAATCACCTCTGTTATTAAGGGTAAGAAAGTATTTGACCCTAGAGATTCTTCTACGGCTTGGTCGGACAGTCCCGCACTATGCCTTAGGGACTACCTAACTAATGACGGGTATGGTCTAGGGGAGATTGCTGCTAGTGTTGACGATGTAGTCATAGCTGCTACGGCTAATGTGTGTGCCCAGACTAACACAACAGCAGGTACAACTAGGTACACACTTAACGGAGCTTTTACTACCTCTAGCACTCCTGTAGACTTCTTACAAAACGCCATAACTTCTATGGGCGGTACACTGTGGTACAACCAAGGTAAGTGGCGTATGAAAGCTGCTGCTTATGTAGCCGCCTCTGTTAATTTTGACGAGAATGATCTTAGGTCAGGCATTAGTTTAGCCACTAGAAACTCCCGTAGAGATAACTTTAATATTGTTAATGGAACATTCCGTGGATCAGAAAGTAATTGGCAAGTTACAGACTTTCCCCCTGTCACTAACTCAGCTTTTGTTACTGCTGATGGTGGTCAAGAGTCTCCCCTAGATTTAGACTTAACCTTTACCGATAACTCTATAGAGGCTAGAAGAATAGCTAGGATTACTCTGGAGAGAAACAGACAACAGCTTACTGTTGAGGCTTCTTTTGGTCTTAGAGCCTTTCAAGTTCAGACTGGAGATAACATAACCTTAACTAATGCAAGGCTTGGGTGGTCTAGTAAAGAGTTTGAGGTTATGAACTGGAGCTTTGCGTCTGTAGACGAGTACGACCTTCAGATCAAGATGACACTAAGAGAAATATCCTCTAGTGTGTTTGATGAAGTTAGCGATGGCGTTGTGTACGAGAGGGACAACACTACCTTACCTTCTGCCTTCACTGTACCTGCAGTAGGACTGAGCCTTAGTACTGACCTTAGACGTGTTAGGGGTAAAACTCTTGGGGTGTTACAAATAGATGTAAGTAATTCAAGTAACATTATGGACACAGCAGAGGTGCAGTATAGAAAAACGGGTGACACTAACTATACCTCTCTTGGGTTTCTTGGAGCCTTTACTGGAACAGAAAGAGTTGAGGTCATAGGTATTGAGAACGGTAGGTATGACATAAGGGCAAGGGCCGTGAACTCACTGGGAGTTAAGGGAGTCTTTAATACTACCAGTAACTTTAACGTCGATCCACTTTCCGCACCACCAGCAGATGTAACTAACTTTACAGGAAACATAGTCGGCAGTAACTTGTTCCTAACATGGACACCTGTACCCGACTTAGACTTAGCTCACTACATCGTAAAGTATTCAAGTGCAGTTACAGATGCTACATACGGATCGGCAGTAACTCTAGCTGACGTTCCTGCCAGTAGTAGTAGCTTGCCAGTAGCAGATGCAGGGGCAGGTACTTATTTTATTAAGGCCGTTGACGATTCTAGTAGCGGATCTAATACCTCGGTTAATCCAGCACAGTTTGTCGTTACCAGTGTGTCTATTGAACCCTTTAATGTTGTTGCTACGATCAGAGAAGACCCCTCCTTTAGTGGTGTTAAGGACAAAATAGTCTTACGGGATGGTAGTATCCAGCTAGACTTTAGCCCATTCTGGGATGAAGCCACAGGACAGTTTGACGCCAGAGCGGGAAACCTTGACGACTTTTATGCGTTCCAAAGCTCTGGTATCTACTACTTTAGCAACCACCTAGACTTAGGTGATAAGTTTACAAGTAGGATGAACCTTAGTTTTACGAGTGCTAGGCTTGATGCAACCCAACTGTTTGACGCCTCAGGTGAGCTGTTTGATGCTACAGCTGGGTTCTTTGACGATAGTGGGACTTTTTCAGACGATACCTCTGTCGGGATACAACTAAGGCACACTAACGATGACCCCTCTGGAACTCCGACTTACACAGACTGGCAAGACTTTTCTGTAACAGACATAACGGCAAGAGCCTTTCAATTTAGGGCATTGTTAAGTAGCACTAACCCTAATGCTACGCCAAGAATCTCAAAGTTGGCAGTCAATGTAGATATGCCTGACCGTGTAGCTGCGGGGAGTGACATAGCCGTTACTGGAACTAAGGTTATAACCTACGCTAACGGAGCTTTTGCTATTACCCCTGCGATTGGGTTGTCTCTTGCAGACCTTGCTATTGGAGACAGGTACACAATAACAAACAAGACCCGAACTGGATTTACTATTAATACTTTTACTGGGAGTGCTGTAAGCACCAATACGGTAAATATGGACTATGTAGCTAAAGGCTACGGAAAGGAACTGACGTAATGTCACAGCACGATCTTGTAATTGCCAACCAAAGCTTTCCAGCTACTAGGACAGACCTTAATGCTGCTATCTTAGCTGTAGCCTCTAACTCTTCTGGTGCCACGGAACCTACTACTACTTACGCCAATCAGTGGTGGTATGAGACAGACACTAATATCCTTAAGATTAGGAACGAGGCTAACGATGACTGGGTAAATGTCATCACACTAGATGAGAGCATGACTGCTTCTGCTAGTGACCTTAACCTACTTAATACAGCAAACAGGGGCGCTGCGGGAACAGTCTTAACTTCAGACGGCACAGACTTGTCATGGGCTACGGCAGGTGGTTTTGCCGGTTCAACAGTAGCAGTAACTGCTAACACAACTTTGACTTCGGGGCAAAGCGGTAATCTTATTCGTGTAACTGCGACTGGCTCAAAAGTAATAACTTTACCAGCTGTAGCCAATGGTTTGTTTTATGTATTCTCAAGTGAATCTGCATCCGAAATGTATATTAAAGCTAATGGCAGCAACACGATAAACGGAAGCAATGCTGGTGTTAAGCTAAAATTAGCTGCTGGAGCAAGCGGAATTATTAGTTGCGGAACCGCTGGCACAAACTGGTCAAGTGTTGGCATAACTAGAAATATGATTGTCCACAAATCTACCACATTTTATAATAATAATGATGCCAATGCGGGGAACAGTGGCGATGCCACAAGAGTAACTGGAACATACACTACAACCCTTGGCACACAGATTCTTATTTGCGTCGGCAGTGCAACTCCTTCTGCTCCTTACGGAGCTGGTAGTAACTCTACTAACCGCTCTGCGGGGGCACCTGGACAGAGCTATGGAGAAAAGTTCATATCATCTCCAGCGTCTACTTATGCTTATGAAATCTGTGGCGGTGGTGATGTTTCTGGTGCAAGTACTGGTGGCTTTGATAGGACAACAAAGGCTGGTGGTATTACCGCAACCCGTGGCGCTGACGGCACTACTCAGGGATCGGGAAACACTGCTGCAAGAACGGGTGGTACATGCTCAGGTGGCACTGTTAATTTTGTTGGTGGAAACAGCAGCGCAGGAGTGAATACAACAGGGGGCGGCGGGGGCGCTGCAACTCGAGCAGGGATTGGCGGTAATGGTAATTCATCAGGTAATGTCACAGGTGGTGGTGGTACTGGGGGAAACAACGCCTCAACAAGTGCGGCTGGTACAGCAGCAACATCAAAAGATTCTGGCTCTCAGGCTATAGCTAATAGCACGTCAGAAACTTATCAAGCTGGCACTCTTAACCCGAACACGGGTGCTGGTGGAGGCGCACTTGGTTCTGGCGCTGGCCCTAAAACTGAAGTTAACTTTGGGTCTGTTAGTTTTACAATAGCTGACAATGAGAACCTAGTTACTGGAGGCGTCCGAGGCTCGACTCTTGGCGGCGGTGCTTTGAAAGGCAACGGCGGCTACGTAACATTTGTGGAGTTTATCTAATGATCTTAACTGCAGAAGAACTAAAAGCAATTATCCCAATTATTGGCGCACCAATGGGGGCAAGAGCTTACCGCAATCATTTATTAACTCTGTCCGATAGTCAAGTTTGGCCTGATCATGTGCCTGACGAGTGGCGCACTTACAGACAAGCACTGCGTGACTTACCTGCACAAGCTGGGTTTCCCGCCACTGCTGCTTGGCCTACTAAACCAGAATAATAGGAGAGAGACATGAGCCAAGCAGACTTTAACATTGCTAACCAGCTATTCCCCGCAACTAGGGCAGACCTTAACAATCAACTTGTAGCCCTTGCTTCTAACTCATCAGGCGCCGCTGAACCTGCAACGACCTATGCTAATCAGTGGTGGTATGAGACTGACACCCACATACTAAAGCTACGAAAAGAAGCTAACAACGGTTGGATTGAAATAGCAACCTTAGACCAGACTAATAGTAATGTGTTGTCTATTACTACTCAAGGCTTAACTCTCGGTGCAATTGCACTTACAGCTACTGGGACTGAGATTAATCAACTTAGCAGTATTACTAGGGGATCTCTTATTTATGGTAACGCATCTGGTGCAACAGCTAGGTTAGCAAAGGGTTCCGCTGGTTACTTCCTTGTTTCAGACGGAACAGATATTAGTTGGACAGCTCCTGCCGCAGCTGTTTCTGCTCTTTCTCTTGGGTCTCCTACTGGCTCTGTTTCTCCCTTTGCTATGGATACAGTACCCACTGGGTATTTAGAGTGCGATGGCTCTGCTATTAGCAGGGTTACATACGCCACTTTATTTGCAGCTGTAGCTGTCCTGCATGGAGTAGGTGACGGTTCCACTACCTTTAACTTACCAGACCTTCGAGGAGAGTTTATTCGTGGTTGGGATAACTCTAGGGGTATTGATGCCAGTCGTGCCATTGCTAGCAGTCAGGGATTTGCAATGGAAAGCCACACACACCCCCTAAGGGGTAACGCTGGCGGCGGTATCCGAGTGCTATTTGGCGAGGCGGCAGCAATTGCAGCTATTTCTGGTGGAGGTAGTTTTGGTACTAGCACTAATACCATTGCAAATAACACGGGTAGTGGTGCCAGCGAGACAAGGCCAAGGAACGTAGCTATGATGTACTGCATCAAATACCAATAGGAGTTAAACATGCCACTTATATATAACTACGATGCAGAAACAGGTGAGCTTTTATCTAACCGTGAAGCAAGGCTAGACCCCTTAGCGGGGTTGCCCCTAGTGCCTAATAATGCCACCTTAGAAAGGCCTACTACAGCAGGGGATAACCAAGCCTCTGTGTTTTCTGATGGAGCATGGTCTTTAGTCAGTGACTATAGGGGCACTACATACTGGCTTAATTATCTAGAGGAAGTTTCGATTACAGGGCTTGGTGTAACAAAACCTTTAGGTGCTTCTGACACTCAACCAGAAAAGACCTCAGATCAACTTTCCAGTGAGGTGCGGTTTGAGAGGGACTTTAGATTAGGCGAATGTGATTGGATGGGTAACAGCGATGTAACTATGACCACCTTGTGGAAAAACTATCGTACAGCACTTCGTAACCTGCCTTCCCAAGATGGGTTTCCGAGTACAATCACTTGGCCTACAAAACCAGAGTAACAACTTAGCTTAGGAGAGAACATGGGATACACACTAGGACTTAGAAGTAGGCAGAACTTATCAGGGGTTCATCCTGATATGGTTGCTGTTGTAACACGGGCTTTAGAGCTAAGTAAACAGGACTTCAGTATTACTGAGGGTATTCGTCACATTGATCGGCAGAAAGAGTTAGTAAAGACTGGCAAGTCTACTACCTTAAACTCTCGTCACCTTACTGGTCATGCAGTTGACGTTGTACCTTACCCAGTATCTTGGGATTGGGAATACTTTCACCCTATTGCAGAAGCTATGGAAAAGGCCGCTAAAGAGTTAAAGGTAAATATTGTTTGGGGCGGGGACTGGGTTAACTTTCCAGATGGACCACACTTTCAGCTAGACTGGAAAGCCTACCCCAGTGGCTAACGGGGAAGACTATTGGATAATGAATAAGAATATATCGGCAAGCCTACTTTTTGCCTTGGTAGTCCAAGCAGCTATGATAGTTTGGAGTATCTCCCAAATGAGGGCAGACGTAGATGCTAACTACGCCTCTATAGTTAGAATAAGTGCCGATGTTAAGGCTGTTGAAGCATCCACCAATATCCAAGCCGTCCAGCTAGGTAAAATAGAGGAAAACATAAAGGGAATTAAAGAGTCCCTTGAAAGAATGTTAGAGGTAATGGAGAGAAAATAATGCTAGACCCCATCACGGCTATAGCTGCTTGCACAAGTGCATTTCAGATGACTAAGAAATTAGTTCAACATGGTAGGGAAATCGAGGACGTGATGGGGCAGCTAGGAGAGTGGTTCGGAGCCGCCTCTGATCTGTCTAGGGCTGAACAACAAAGAAGAACCCCGTCCACTATACAAAAGCTTACTTCTGGCGACAGCATAGAGAAAGAAGCTTTTGATATAATTGTCCATAAGAAAAAGTTGGCAGCTCAAGAGAAAGAACTGATGTTCATGTTGAACATGCGCTTTGGTCCCTCTACTTGGGAAGAGATGGTTAAACTAAGAAGGTCTATAAGAAAAGAACGGGAAGAGACTGTATACAAGGCTATGGAAGCTAAACAACAAATTGTCAATAATATTGGGATGTTTGTTATAAGCTCTCTAATCCTTGTGACTATATTTGGCGGGGTATATTTAATAGGTAAGGGTGCTGGATCTTGGTAAAATTAATATTGGTATTGCTTCTTGTTTCCACTGTAGGGGTAGAGGCAAAGATGGTTAAATGTCACCTTTGGAAATACATCAGTATTATGGGTGTTCAACAGTGTTGGTATCGGGGGCCAAATGGATCGTCAGCTACTTACTTCCCTACACCCCTTATACCTAAGTATGAATACGGGTCAGCCTACAGGCAATGCCCTAAGAGCTTTGAGTGTGTGTATGACTTTAAGAAGCGCAGACCTTCAGCTAAGGAAATACTAGATGGATTAAAGGGAGACTTTAAATGACCATGGAAAGATTCTTACAGTGGAAGATCATGCCCCGTGTTATGATGCTGGTTATGACCTATATGTACATACACGTACTATTGTGGTTTATGGGATTGTCGCCAGACGCTATGACCACTCAAGCTGCTGCTCTAACTGCTACTGTAACAGGAGCTATGACAGGAGCCTTTGCCGTATGGCTAGGACATGAAAATTGATAGGCGCCATTATTAGTAGCCTCTCAGGACTAGCTACTAGCATCATTGACGGTAAGACCCAGATTAAACTCACAGAGGCTGAGATAAAAAAACGTCAGCTTACAGGTGAATTAGACTGGGACTTAGAGGCTATGAGGGCCACAGAGAATAGTTGGAAGGATGAGTGGATAACCTTGTTATTTTCTATCCCGCTTATCTTAGCTTTCTGTGGAGATTGGGGCAACGACATAGTGGCTAGAGGTTTTGCTGCCTTGGAGGTTATGCCTCAGTGGTATCAAATAGCTTTAGGTGGAATTGTAAGCGCCAGCATAGGGATGAGATCAGTGAGTAAGTTCTTTGGAAAGAAGTAATGTAGTAGAACTGCCTAAAGTGTCCGAGTCTGATAAGCAGTTTATAGAGCTGGAGAGGCAGAGGAAAATTATTAAGCAACAAGCTAAGGCTATAGAGGAAGCCTTAAGTAGCTTCTACGTCAAAGAGTGACGTATGTATTCGTACTACTGTTGTATTTAGGTACGGGGGAAGACAGGAGTCTGTCTAGTGATGAGCTAGAGTTTGCCACCCTAGAGGCTTGCAATAGACATGCTTCTGCCATAGTTAAGCGTTACAGCACTCATGGGATTTCTCTGAAAGACCGAGCTGTAGCTTACTGTGTACCCAAGGTACTAAAAGATATTAAGTGATAAAGCCCCTGCGTCCAATTAAGGATACAGGGGCTTTTTTTATTTGTTGTGGTCTTCTTCTAGGTGTTTAAATAGTGCGTACAAGGGTACTTTAAACTTAAACTCTACGTCTTTCTCTAAGCGGTCGACCTTACCTACTAGCCATAGGATCAGCAGTGTTTGCACTATAAGTACAATAGACGTTACGTCAGGCATTTTCAACCACCTTGATTAGTTTACAGATGTACCACTCGGCTTTCTTAAGGTCTTCTATACCGTTTTTGTACCGCCAGCGGTGAAGGTACTTGGTTATATTCCCACGTAGGTATCCGATAAATTCATCCTCGGTTAAGGAATCCTCAATGTACTCTATACACTCGATAGATCCTGTCCCGTAGTGCGGAGGGTGATTAACATTGTCTTCAAAGCACTCCCCTACGTCCTCTTTCCACTTAGCCATTACAAGTTCTCCTTCATAAAAACCTTAACCCATTGAGCACAAATGTCGCTCCTAACAATATCCTCAACACCAAACTCAATTACAGCTATAGGTAGCATGTGCTTTTTTGCAAGGTGTATCACTTTAGATAGCCCGTCAGCTTCCTTTAAATCTGACTGCTGAACATCGCCATTAAGTACAATAGTAGAGTCTTGCCCCACTCTAGTCAACAGCATTTTAAGCTCATGTGTGGTTATATTTTGAGTCTCGTCAACGATAATAAAAGCGTCTTCAAAGCTCCTGCCACGCATAAGGGCAAGGGGTGCCATCTCAATGTTGCCAGATTTAATGCCAGTCTCTACCGCACCCTTACCTAAGTGCTTCTGCAGTACGTCTAGTACAGGTAATGCCCAAGGGTATGTCTTTTCCTCAAGAGTTCCAGGAAGGTAACCTAAGTCTTTTCCTACAGCTACGTGAGGCCTTGTAATAACAATCTTATCAACTTTCTTAGTTGTGTAAAGATCTGCAGCAATAGTAGCGGTGATGTAAGTCTTTCCTGTACCTGCTGGTCCTAACACAAAGACCTGTGTGTAGTCAGATAGGGCTTCTACAAACTCCTTTTGCTTTGGGGTCTTTGGGGTGAGACCAGAAGTTGCCTTCTGATCCGCACCTTTATATGTTGTCCTACGTCTGGTCTTAGGCTGCTGTTGTGTCACAGTCGAATTAACTCCGCTTCTTTATAAGGGATATGAAAGAACAACTCACCTTTAGCTATGTAACGACCTTTAGCAGTTCGCACTGTCTCTTCCAGCATCTGTTTACCCTTGATTAACCAGCACTGATCTAAGGTAAAGTTAAAGACATAGAAGTTTACATTGCTGTTGTACTTTTTTAGTAGCCGGTCTTTTCGGTGAGGGATACGAATTTCTGTCCAGTCATCGGGCCACTCCTCCTTCCATGCCCTCTTTACTTCTGCCTCAGAGTAATAAGTAACTCC